ATTTAACCCTATACATGAGGAACATTGGCTAAAAGCCCGTTTTTTCGATCAGCATGACGAAGATGTACTAACCTTAACAACTACCTATTTAGATAACCCATTTTTGGATAGTGAGTATATTAAACACTTAACAGGCAGGGTAAAGAATGATGAAAACCTATATCGTATTTATGTATTAGGTGAATGGGGCAAACCAAGAACCGGGGGTGAGTTTTATAAGCTGTTTGACTTTAGTCGGGACACTGGAGAATATAAATACAATCCAGAATTGGCTTTACATTTGTCTTTTGACTTTAACACAAGGCCGGGAATGCACGCCTTAGTATTTCAGGTAGTGGATAAAACCATTTATTGTATAAGGGATATACAAACAACCAGCCCAAACAATACTACTAAGGGCTTATGTAAGGAATTTGAAAGGATATATCAAAACCATGTATCCGGGTTATTTGTTTACGGTGATCCATCCGGCAAACATGAAGACACAAGAACAGAACAGGGATGGAATGATTTTAGGATAATAGAACAGGCATTAGCGAAGTATAAACCCGTTATGAGGTTATTAACTTCAGCCCCAAGCGTATCGATGAGGGGGCAATTTATAAATAGTGTATTTGCAGATAACTTTGATGAACTAAAGATACTTATTGATAATGGGTGCAAAGGGTTTATTAATGACTTGTCTTATATTCAGGAGGCCGCTGACGGAACTAAACATAAGCAAAAGGTAAAAGGCGAAGACGGCATAAGTTATGAGAAATGGGGGCACTATTCAGACTGCTTAGATTATTTCATTTGTAAGGCATTTGAAACATCCTTTATTAAGTATCAAAAAGGTGATATAAAGCAGCCATTTGTATTAGGTGCTAGTCGGATAAACTCTAAATGGTAATAAAATTATAAATAGACTATTAAGGTTATTTAATAAACAGCCTAAATAGGTATTTTTGTTATATGGACTATTTTTTAAGAAAGGCGGATTACTATTCATTAATCCAGTCGGATAAGTTAAATGTAGTAATAGATTCTGATGAAACGGTAAGAACCGATGAGGAGCTTGCCACTGAGGAAGAGATAAAAGGGTATATTAGGAACCGTTACGATGTTGATTTAGTATTTGCACCTTTGCAATCATTTAGCACTAAACCTACTTATTATTGGGGTGATAGGATATATTTAACGGCTACCGCTTTTAGTGCAACCACAGTTTACACCACAGGCCAACATATTTTACAAGCCGGAAATGTTTATATGAGTACAGCCGGTTCAGCCGCCCATGCTTTTAATGCAAGTGAATGGACATTATTAGGAGCTGAGGGTCATTACCAAATGCAGGTAGATAATTGGGATGATGAGGCGAATTATACCGCTGGGGACTTAGTAAAATATGAAACACTATCCGTAAGGAAATATTATGAGGCCGTAACCTCAAACAGTGAAATAAACCCATACGAAGATGATGGCACTAACTGGACTGAAGTATTAAGTCAATCAGGTGCTTTGCCTACCACAGGGGACTATTGGAGTTTTGGAGATAGTAGGAATAAGTTAATAAAGCGTTATTACATTGACATTTGTCTTTACCACTTACATAGTAGAATAAACCCTCGGAACATTCCTGAATACAGGGTACAAAGACGGGATGAGGCTATTGAGTATATTAAAATGATGAGCAGTGGTAAGGTAACGGGAGATTTAGAATTGATAGCCCCTGAACAGGGTAATAACATTGCTTATGGTTCAAAACCTGTAAATGATAACTTCTATTAATGGATAACGAGATAAGAGTAAGGGTAAAAAAGACATTGTGGTATTATATTGCCACTTGTTTACTTTATATATGTGGAGAATGGCCTTTAACGGTTACTAGGATAAACGGCATAAAGTCGGATAAACTTACATTAAATAAACTTATTGAATGAAGATTTTAGGCTATGAAATAAGTCGGGCTAAAGAGATTGTGAACGTAGATAAAAGCGTACCACAGGCTAACAATGTAGCTATGAAGGTTGTTAAGCGTCAAGTTACAAGGACGCAACAAGATATAGGCAAGTGGAGGGCTGCAATAGATAGAGCCGAAAGCGTATTACTACCTGACCGCAAAGACATACAGGTATTATTTAATGAGATTCATTTCGATGGACATATAGCGGCTCTAATTAATCACTTAAAACAGTATTTACAAGGTACTGATTGGTGTGTAAAGAATGGGGATGAGGAAGACGAGGTAGCGGAGGCCGCTTTGGATGCTAAATGGTTTCAAGACTTTATAACAGAGTGCTTATATTCTAAGTTATACGGATATTCTTTGATTCAATTTGGAAATATAAGAAATAACCAATTTGAAAAGATCACAAGTATAGACCGAAAGTATATTATTCCTGAATTACACGGTGTAAAAAAGGACTTATGGAACTCACAGGATTTAATTGATTATACAGCCCCTAACTTGGTAAACTGGTTAATGTTTATAGGTGAGGAAGGGGACTTAGGACTGTTAAATAAAGCAGCCCCATATTGGATTTATAAAAAACAAGCGTTATCAAGCTGGAGTGAATACCAACAAATTTTAGGCATACCACCAAGGATAGGTAAAACCGATATTAGAGATACCCAAAGACGGGATAATATGGTAAGTATGTTAAGGGATATGGGACACGCTTCTTATGGGGTATTTGACAAGGATGATATGTTTGAGTTCGTTTCCCCAACTGGAGGTTCAAATGCTGAAAGTGTATTTGATGTAATGATTCAATACCTTAATAAGGAGTTAAGCAAGTTATTTGTAGGGCAAACAATGACCACAGAAGACGGATCGAGCCGTTCACAGTCTGAAACCCATGCAGATATGTTTTCAATGATAATGCAAGGGTATAAGCAGTTTATTACAGATGTGGTAAACGCTCAATTAAAGCCTATCCTACTTTATCATAGAATTTGGACAAATCCTAACTTAATGTTTTCTTTTGAGGAACATGAAGAGGAAATTACATACGATCAAAAGCTAAAGACTTTGGAGGTTTTAGGTAAATACATAACATTGACCCCTGAAATTATACAGGAGTTAACCGGGTTAGAAATAGAAGAGATTGAGGCAGTACAAAAGGCATCAAACCCAATGGAAACACCTTTAAACAGGCTAAAGAATTATTACGGATTAGAAGATTTTAAAACAGATTGCAATCATGGCTGCTAGGACATTAAAAGTAATATACGATGAAATAATAGCCGAAAAAAATACTTTTAGCTATTTAAGTGGGCTTCAACCCAATGTTGAAAGTTACCAAACCTTTTTACAGTCTTTAACCTCACAATCAAAAGTAGCAGTTTGGAGGCTTATGTGTTATTTAGTTGCATTGGCAATATGGACACATGAGAAACTAATTGATGTACAAACAAAAGAGATAGAACAAAGAGCCGAAGATAGCATTCCGGGGGTAGTAAGATGGTATAGGGATGTGTCTTTATTATGGCAAGATGGCGATCCATTATTATGGGACGGCAAAAAATACATTTATAGTCCAGTAAACATAAATAATAGGTTGGTTGAGTATGCCGCTGCCTTTGAAAGTAACACTCAGGTGATAGTGAAAGTTGCAAAGAATAACGGGAGCGACGTACCAGCCGCCTTATCTGCTGCTGAAAAGTCAAGATTTGAGGCTTACTTGAATTTAGTTAAATATGCTGGAACAAATACCACTGTAATAAGTCAGGCCGCTGATTCAGTGAATATTACTTGTACAATATTTTATGATCCTTTAGTTTTGGATTCGACAGGTACATTAATTGAAGATGGGGCTACTAAACCAGTAGAAGATGCTATTGATGAGTACGTTTATTCTTTAGGGGCTGTAAACTTCAATGGTAAGTTTAGAGTAATTGACTTGGTAGATGCTATGCAGGATGCAAGTGGATTTAAGAATGTAACTTTTAGTGCAATTAACGTAACCACTCCAGCGGCTATTAATATTTTAGCAGCAACGGGGCAAACATACCAATCGGTTGCAGGTCATATGACAATAGGAACTTTAACAGTAACTTATACGGCTAACTAATGTATAGTATAAACTTTAGGCAATTATTTAAGACTATCACCCCTGCATTTTTAAGGAGAAATGCGCTATTGTCTTTTTTATACTCATTTGCAAAGCCATTACAAACATTGAACACTACCGTAATAGTTCCTTGGAGGGCTAGGGTACGTAGTTTAGTTGTATTTGACGGTAGGACATTAATGATGGAAAAACTGTTAAACGATCAATACCTTTTAACATACGATCCAAACCAAAGGGAAAACGATATTTCATTAAGTTCGATTATCTATATTGATAACGTAGCTAATAACAATCTTTTTTACCTATACAACAAAAGCGAAGGACGTGATCCAGTTTACCTGTATAACAAAAGTGAATTAGAAGCACCTGTTTACTTATTTAATTTAAGTGAGGCAGGGACTTACCCGGTATTTATAGTGTATGTACCTAATTTATTGGGTGGTACTTACGAAACAGCAAACACAAATGATAATCTTAAACTAAGGCAATTTGTAGAACGCTTTAGATTAGCAGGTAGAACAAATTATTTAATTTTTAGATACTAATATGAACAAATTTATAACAACAGACACCGGGGGGCTTCCATACGTTTTAGACGATATAAGATGGGTAGAAGATTCAAACAGGGAAGGGATAGCTGATATTGTAAAAGGTATTGCAGATAGTGGAACTACTGATTTTATTCTTTGGGGCTGTAATATTACAGACAACACTACTTACTTTGATGTAAGTGAGGGGGCTATTGTATTTGATGGGGAAATATACCACTTAGCAGCAACCACAAACCTAACAAAGGTAAGTTTACAGTATTTGATTTTTAAACCAAGTACCGGAACTTATGACAGTGATGGATTAAAGACATTCCAAGATTCTGCAACGCATGATACTTATGAGATAAGAATAGCAACGGCAACTATCGGGGCAATACCGGGGGCAGGTTCATATATTATAGCTTCAACAGCCGGAGCAAGTGCAATACCTGAGAAAAGAGATCAAACATTTAACAACTACATAGGCTCACCTACTAAAATAACTTTAGGAGAAACTGCTATTGACGATTGCGGAACTTATTATACTACCAATAACATAGTAGCGGCTAACAACAAGGTTAAGTTTTGGAAACAAGGTAGCAGTGTATTTATTAAAGGTGGATTTAGCCAAAACCCATCATCTTCAGTAACTTCAAGGTATAAGGTAGGTTCATTACCATCAGGATATAGACCATCTGTTAACGTAATGGTAAACGGATATGCTGCAAATAATGCAGGTAGTGAATGGTGCGTTTTTGAAGTTGAAAGTGGGGGAGATATTTACATAAGAGGGGATTTATTCAACACTACCTATGGAACTGGTATAACATTTAACACAACCACAGGAATAGAAATAAATGGCTCATTCTGCTTATAATGAATGAAGATGAAATAAAGAAAATATTAAATGACATTTACGAGGGGCTTTTATCAATACGATTTTTGCCCCTTAATTTGTATCTATTCACGGCCAATAAGTTACTAAGTGGAGTTTATCAAGGGTATGGATATACCTTAACTGAATTAGTAGAAAAGCAGATTGACGCAAAGGCCTTAAGGAATTTAGCCACTAACATTTATCATTTTTCGGCTGCTAAAACATTTCAGAACGTATATGACCTACAAAGTCTTTTATACACCGATGGATTTAAAACGCCCTTTGCAGCTTTTGAAAAACAGGCGGCTCAGATATTCAATGCTTACAATGAAAATTGGTTAAAGACTGAATATAACGCTGCTATAATGAGTGCTAACGCTGCTAGTTTATGGGAGGATATAGAACGGGATAAAGACATACTACCATTGCTTAAATATCAGACGGTAGGGGATGGAAGGGTACGACCTGAACACGCTAGGCTCGATAATATTGTAAAGCCCGTTGGCGATCCTTTTTGGAATTATGCCTACCCTCCAAATTCATGGAATTGTAGATGTACGGTAGTTCAATTAATGAAAGGCGAAGAGGAAGTAACTAAATTAACCCGTGATGAAAAGATAATGATTAAAGGTGAGGTTAACGAGGTGTTTAGAAATAACCCTGCTAAGAGTGGTAAGATATTTGCCGACCATCACCCATATTTCGATGTAGAAAGCAGGTATAAAGATTTGAAAGATAACAATTTTAACCTACCTTTGCCAATATGATAAGAGAGCCATTCGGAGGTAATACCGAAAATACAGTAGTTGTTAGCAGCTTAGAACAATTTGGGGAGGCTGTTAACGGGGTAATTACTTTAGCTGATAATGCGACCTATATAATAAGTGGCACGATAGACTTATTAGGTAAAAGGATTGTATGTGGTACTAATAACTCAATTTTCGGTTATGGTAGTGAAAACTGCATATTAAAAAGTACCGGATTAACATCCCAATATTTATTAACCTCTCAATATAGTTTACAATTAAACTTTGTAACCATTACGGCTGCAAAGGCTGTTAATCTAAATGCAATAGATAGTGATCAGACTTTAGATTGGGTTAGGGTTAACTTTACCAACTGTGCAGAAATAGGAATTATAAAAGATTTTTCTAACTTCATAGGTGAAACCCTTGGGATATTAAATTCTGATAAGTTTACGTTTGATGGAACTATTGGCACTATTGGTATGACTAATACGATATTTTCGGGAACCGGAACGGATAAAATAGTAATACTCCCAAGTACTTTAACTATAACTCGTAGGTTTAGGGTTCTTTATTCTAGTTTTATATGTACTGGAACTGCAACGGGAATTGATGTGGATAATGCAACAATACCTACCGAGGGGTTTATTTTAGATACTGTAAACTTTAGCGGAGGGGCTACATATCTAAACGGCATAAACAATACCAGTAATGATGCTTTAATATTAAATACAAAGGGGATTTCCAACAGTGGTAATATAGGCCAATACTATATGCAAGATAATGTAACTGCTACTACAATAACCGTTGAAGATACATATTACAAGGTTTCAGGAACTACAACAGTAGGTCAATACATTGAGAAATTTACTCATACTAATAATAGACTAACCTATGTAGGGGCTTTTATTGGGTATTTTAAGGTAAGTGCGTTTATGAGTGTAACTAGTGGAAACAATAATGTAATAGCGTTTAGGGTAGCCAAAAACGGAACTACAATAGCGCAAAGTACATCAAAGAGTACAACTTCGGGTGCTGGTAGGAGTGAAAATATAAAATTAAGTGATATAGTAGAATTAAATACTAATGATTATATTGAGGTATTTGTAACTAACACTTCGGGAACTAATGTAGTAACTGTTGAAAGTTTAAATTTAATTTGTGAACGCTTAAACTAATGATAAAGCTAACAGGCAAGGGATTTAACTTTAATCAAGTTGCGAGGAAACTAGCATCCAATAGGCGTATTATTAAGGTTGAAGCTGGGGGAATGGCTGTTAAGCACTTTAAAGGTAACTTTAGGGCGCAAGGATTTATTGATGAGGTGTTAGACCCTTGGCAAAAGAGAAAAGCACCAAGTAAAAAGAAAACGAGCCGCGCGATATTGGTAAAGACTGGACACTTAAGGAACTCTATTAGGGTTTTAGGGATGCCGGTGGATAGAGTAATATTAGGGACGCGCGGAATAAAGTACGCGAAAAGACACAATGAAGGGTTGGTTAAAATGCCAAAGCGTCAATTTATAGGAAATAGCAGATTGTTGGAAGGCCGTATTCATAAACTAATAGACAGGCAAATAAGAAAAGCATGGGGGTAAAATTAACGATATACAACGATATTAAAGCCCGTATTGAGGCCACTGTAACCGAGATTAACACCGTAAAGAAGTTTAATAATCAGTTTACAAATGAAGATAGGGAAAACCCTGTACAATATCCAGTAGCCTACATTGGATTTAGTTCTATGGAGTGGATAAAACCAGCCACAAGGACTTCAATGTTAAATACGCTGCAACAACAGCAAGGCGGGCGAATGGTTGTAACAATCTATTTGGGATTTAGCCATTTAGAAGATGAGGAAGATTCATTTCCTATTTACGAGCCTATTATTCAAAAGGTATGGCAATATTTACAAGGGTGGAGTGGTACTAATATAGAGTATGGGGCTTTGGTAAGGATAGCCGAAAGGGAGGATAATAACCATGATGGGGTAATTGTTTGGGAAATAGATTTTGAAGTGGGAGTAAATGATTGTGGAAATACCGATACCACATTAGAGTTAGTTGATCCAGTAACTTTAGACTTGTCAGGCCAATTAATCATTACACCAAGTACACAAACTAATTTAAGGACAGCGGATGATTTTGACGCTGAACACGCATAACTTTTCTCGTTCATGTTTGTTTGTTTAAAAAGAAAGGGGGCTATAAACCCCCTTCTTTAATTTAGAAATTCAAGGTAAGAACGATTATTTTCTTTTTAACACGTTAACAGGTTCATACTGGTTTTTAATTAATACCTTATCAATAGAAATAGCGGCCTCCTTTTCAGTCGCAAAAAAACAATTATATTTAATCTTTGTATTGTTTATTCTACCCTCCCATTTCTTATCACCTCTTATTTTAGGACAATAGTAAACATAAAAGTAACCACTAGGGCTTGTTTTTATCTTGCTCATGAATCCCGATTTATTTCTATAATTAAATGTGTTCACGTGATGGGGGAGTATTGCCGGGGTGAGGTATATTGTTTTTATCCAAGTCTAGGTAATAATCTGCATAAACAGTGCTATTACTTAGAAAGTATTTTTCAGCAATAATAGGCACGGCTCTATCAAGCCTATACCCTTTTGTTTCAAGTTTATTGATCTCGCTTTGAATTTTAGCGGCTCTTCGTAAAAGCCTAGGATTTGTTTGTTCTTTGCTCATGTTAGATAAGTTTGTCAAATGTAATAAAATATAATTGTACTACCAAATAGTAAAGTGTTAAATTTTTTATAATTTACATAGGTTGTATTTTTGACACAATGGAGTTAAAGTACATACAAAACCTATCTAAAGACAGTGCGGATATTTACTTATACGATGAGATCGGATATGGTGTAAATGCACAAGGGTTTGTAAATGAACTCAATTACTTGTCTAATTCTTTAGAGATACCAGTTATAAATGTTAGAATAAACTCCCCCGGTGGTTCAGTAATTGATGGCATGGGTATTTTTGCTGCTATTCAAAACAGTAAAGCGGAGGTTAACACTTATATTGATGGGATAGCGGCCTCTGCTGCTGGTTTTATTGCTATGGCTGGTAAAAAACGCTATATGGCTGCTCATGCTTTATTAATGATGCACAATGTAAGCGGTGGATATTCAGACGATCCCGAAGAGCAAGTTAGAATCAACAACGCTATTAACGCAATGGAAACTTCTATTGCAACTATCCTAAGTAATAATAGTGGATTGAGTTTAGAGGATGTAAAGTTAAAAATGAATCAGGAAACTTGGATTAATGCTAATGATGCATTAGAATTAAAGTTTGTTGATAGTGTTTTTAATAACACCCCTAAAAAGAGAATGGCAAAGAACGAGTTATACGACTTAGTAAACAGTATTGTAAAACCAAATATAAATAAAATGAATAAAGTATTGAATTACTTTAATCTTGACGAAACTGCAACCGAGGAAGCGGTTATTGAAAAGATTGATGCTATTAAAACAGAATCTCAAAATGAGGTGGATGTTTTGAAAGCAGAAAAAGAGGCTTTAGAAAATGAACTAAATGTATTAAAAGCTGAAAAAACTGCAAAAGAAGAGGCCGAAAAAGAGGTTTTAGCAGTTGCAGAAGTTGAAAATGCTATTAATGCTGGTAAGTTCGATGCTGCTAAAAAAGAAGAGTTAGTAAACACCGCTAAGAATGATTTAGAAGGGTTTAAGAACTTGGTATTGTCTATTAAGACAGCGGTAGCCCCTGACATTACTAACCTAATGAACAAAGGCAAATCCGGCAAACAAGATGATAACCGTGAAACATGGAATATCTTGGATTGGCAGAAAAAAGACCCTAATGGATTAAAAAACATTATGGATAACGAGCCTGAAACTTACAAAAGGCTTTACAATGAGCATTACAGACCCGATTTAAAAAACAACTAAATAAATGAAAAATGGCAATTAATTTCCCCTTTGGCGACATAGCTACGGCTTCAATTAGTGCAGATGCAAGTAATGATGCAATTACAATCTCTACTAACGCTACCCTTATTACTACTGCATCACTTACAAGCAGTGCAACCCTTGACCTTACTATTGATGATGAGGTAGAGGCTGGTGCTTTTTTGCATATTAAATGTACAACCAACGGTTCTGAAACATTTGCCTTTGGTACTGGTATTGACGCTCCAACTGTTACTGGTTCTGCTGGTAAAACATGGTGTCAAGGTTTCATTTATAACGGAACTGCATTCTATCCTATGGGCGCAAAAATTCAAATTGATTAATTAACTAAATAAGAAAAATACAATGGCATTACAACAAGAAATTTGGATTAGTGATATTAAAGATCAACTATTCAAGCCAAATCCATTTATGAGCAGAGCAACAGATCATTCTGCTTATGTAAATTATAAAACAGTACACGTACCACAAGCCGGGTCTGCTCAAACTGTAAAAGCAAACAGAGCCGTATTACCTGCAACTGTTAATCAAAGAACTGACACCGAATTGACTTACTCTTTAAGTGAGTACACTTCAAATCCAATTCTTTTAACTAACATTGAAGAGTTGCAAATCAACTATGACAAAAGAAATTCTATTTTGAATCAAACTAACCTTAAATTAAGTGAAGTTGTTTCAAATCAGACTCTTTATGCATGGGCGCCTTCAGGTGCTAGCCGTCAAGTAAGAACTACTGGTTCTGCTGCTGCTGCTTATTTACCTCACTCTACCGCTACTGGTACTCGTAAGGCAATTACTTTAGCTGACTTAGCTTCAGCCCGTGCAATCCTTGACAATGATAACGTTCCTATGGATGGCCGTGTATTGTTAATGACTGCTGACATGTACAATAACCAATTCTTAGCTATTTCTAACGTACAACAATATTTGTCTTATGGACAAGCTGTTTTACCTACTGGAGTAGTTAACAAAATATTTGGTTTTGATATTATGATCCGTCCTACTGTTTTATTGTATGATAATACAGGAACTCCAGTTATTAAGACTGTTGATGATGAAGGTGAGCCTACATTTGCAACTTCTGATAACTCTGCTGCTTTAGCATACCATCCTTCATTTGTTGCTCATGCTTTAGGAGATATTAAAGTATTTGCTGACGAAGATAAGCCTGAATATTACGGTTCTATTTTCTCATCTTTAGTAATGCACGGTGCATCTAAATTGAGAACTGACCAAAAAGGTGTAGTAGCAATTATTCAAGGTCAATAATCCTTATGATCCAAGAGGAAGCATATAAGATAGCGCAGCCACTCCTAAAAGATGGGGTGGTTTGCGTTCTATCCGATGGCTCTGCCTTTTTGTCATTAGGTGAGTCGGATATGGCAAGTATTACAGCATTTGCAGAAAGTAAAAAACTAAAGATGTTTGTATTTAACAAGCCAAAAGTAGAACTACCAAAAGAGGAAGTAAAGCCGGAAGCGGTTGAAGTTCCTAAAGAGAAAAAATCTAAAAAGAAAGCATAAAATGAGATATACAGAGGATGAACTAAAAGCAATGGCACTACCTTATTTTAGGGTAACGAGTGTTATTTATGGGTGTACCGATGGGCATTTTTTCTATGCTGAATACGAAGCGAAAACTCACTCTGAAAAAAACAGAGTAGAGTATTTTAAGATTCAAAAACCTACAATTAAAAAAGCTGAAAAATAATGGCTAATTTAACAATAAACAGACAGCAAGGCGGATTAGGCAGACCTTTACCGGGTTTTGACCATGTATCGGGGCTTGTTTTCTTTCATGGGACTTACCCTAGTGGGTTTGATTCCTCTAATAAGATTAGAAAAATATTAAGCGTTGCGGATGCTGTATCTTATGGTATCACTAACGATCATTCAGATGAAACCGCTGCAAGTGGTGGAAACTTTGAATTTACCAATGCAGGTGATTTAGGGCAAATAATTGAGTTGCAAATTAATGAGGGTGAAGGTGCTTTTACTATTGGAACGGCTACCGTTGAAACAGGTGAAACTACTTCTACATTAGCTACTAAATTAAGAGCAAGTGTAAATGATACCAGTGTTTACTCACATGGTTATTCTGCTGCTGGTGCTGGTGCAAACGTATTATTGACCCCTCCTGATGGTTTAGGGGACTCTATTAATGGAGGTTCAAAACTAACATTAAAGGAAACCCCAGCTGGTGCTGCTGCTGCAACTATTACTCAATTTTCAAGTGGAGTAGATGGCTTTCATGATGTGATGTATTACCAAGTATCTGAGTTCTTTAGATTAAACCCTAAAGGAGTTCTTTATGTAGGTATATTTCCTGACAGTGCTTTAACTGCCTCCCGTATTTCTGAAATGCAGGCATTTGCTAATGGGGAGATTCGCCAAGTAGGTGTATTTAACCAAAAGTCAACTTTTGCAAGTTCTGATGTAACAGGTATTCAAACAGTATGTGATACATTAGCCGGATTAAACACTCCACTAAGCGTTATTTTAGCTCCTGACATGACAGGTTTAACTTTGTCTAGTCAACCTAACCTAACTACTTTAGATAGTGAGAATGTAAGCGTATTGATCTCAGGTGATGGTTTAACAACTTCAACAACTGGATTTGGAGCAGCGAGAAAAGTGTTTTATAAAAAAGCATTTACCGTTGCTGCTTTAGGTGCTACTTTAGGCGCTGTAAGTAAGGCTAAGGTTCATGAAAGTATTGCATGGATTGGTGCTTTTAATATTTCTGATGGGGATAGTTTAGATACAGTTGAATTTTTACCTTCAACAGGGTTTAGTTCAGCAAGTGCATCATTGAAAACTCAATTAGATAACTACGGTTATTTGTTTTTACAAAAGGAAACAGATTTAACAGGTACTTATTTTAATAATGACAAAACCGCTACCGCTGCAACAAGCGACTATGCTAGAATAAGAAACCAGCGTACGATCGACAAGGCCGTAAGAGGTGTAAGAGCCAAATTACTACCTTTAGTTAGTTCACCTTTGTATGTAAATGCAGACGGTACTTTAACTGAAGATACTATTGCAGTATTTGAAAACGAAGCCAATAAAATTGTTGGGGGCGTGTTTAATTCATCTAATGCAACTGGAGAAATGGTAATTGCAGGTGAAATTTCAGCGGGACAAACTTTAATTGATCCGGCACAAGACGTGTTAGGAACAGGTGAGGTAGTAGTTACTATTGAGATTATACCAGTAGGAGCAGCCGAGGCAATCACAGCAAATATTGGATTTGTAGCATCATTTAACTAAAAAGAATTATGAGCGTACCATTAATAAACGGAAAAGCATACGACTATACCCAAATTTCAGTAAGTATTTTGGGCAGTCCATTGGCTGGTGTTAGTTCAATCAACTACACCGAAACACAAGATAAAACCAACAACTACGGTACTGGCAATAGGCCAGTATCTAGGGGTCAGGGTGCTATTAACTGCGAAGCGTCTTTAGAGATTTCGATGAATGATATTGAAAGACTAAGAGATGCAAGTACTGATAGATCACTTTTGAGCCTACCAGCATTTGATATATTGGTAGTATTTGCACCTTTGGGAGGCACTGTAAGAAAGCACGTAATTAAAAATTGTGAGTTTTCTAGCGATGGTGTTGAAACCTCACAGGGCGATACTGACATTAAAAGAACTTTTAACTTAACACCAAGCCATATTCAATTCGTATCGTAAAAACTAAAAAACATGAGCAAAATTACTATCACAGTTAAAGACAAAGAAGGCATTGAGTTTAATATGGTTTTAAGAGAGCCGGGATTCAGTGAATTATCATTAGCTTATAATGCTTATTTAAGTGGATTTGCAGCAGGTAAAACAGGGATGCCTGATATACCTAAAGCAGGTAAGATATTGATTGATTTATGCGCTATTGAAGGGGAAACGGATAAAGCGTTTTATGATTCAAGGAGCGAGTTATTGATGTTCAGTGCAGCTATTAAGGCGGCTGAAATAGTAGAAGTATTTGATGCTGAGTTAAAAAAAAATTAGAAGACATTCCGGCAATAGATGCGAAGGGGTACGGATTTGAGCAAGTTCAAACCTTATCCCTTTTCTTTTTAGGTAGTGAGGCCAAGAATGTAGAGGAATATGTAAAGAACAAAAGGAGGGTTGACTATCTGATTGAGTCCGGAGCAACAAACCTACAATTTGATAAAAAATAATGGCAGGAGTTGGCAATTACGATGTACAATATACATTAATCCTACGGGATCAAATGACAAAGACCTTAGCAAAGGCTCAAGCTGCTACTAAGGGATTCAATAGTTATATAGAGGCTGGTGGAAATAGTATGATGGCGATGTTTTCTAAAGGGAATATTGCTATGGCTGGTTTTGGATTGGTGGCGGCTGGTGTAGGTAAAGCTATTAAGGAGGCAATGGATTTTGAACAGACTCAAGTCCAAATGGAGGTAATGTTAGGCAGTGCGCAAAAGGCAAACAAGATGTTAAAAGACATTGAAACCTTTGCAGCGGTTACTCCTTTTGAAAGTTCTGATTTAATTAATAGTACAAAATTATTGTTAAATTATGGCGTTGCTCAAGATAAGGTAATGCCAGTAATGAAGCAGTTGGGGGATATTACGGCTGGTGATAGCGAGAAATTAAAATCAATGAGTATTGCATTTGGCCAAATGAGTTCAACAGGCCGCTTAATGGGTCAGGACTTAAACCAAATGATTAACGCCGGTTTTAACCCGTTAGAATACATTGCTAAAAGAACAGGAAAAACAGTAGCCGAGTTAAAAGACGAAATGGCAGGTGGTAGGATTTCTGTTCAAATGGTAGAGCAGGCTTTTGCAGATGCAACTTCTGAGGGTGGTAGGTTTAATGGTATGATGGATAAGCAGTCTAAGACTATGGGAGGCCAGTGGTCAACTGCTATGGATGCTTTTAATGTAAAGCTAAGAGAGGCTGGCGGTATAATTTTACCAAACCTAACCAATATGCTTACCACCTTAAACGATGCAATGAGTGGCAAGGTGACTGGCGAGGGATATTTAAAATGGATGAAAAGCATTACCCAAACGGTTACACCTATTGGATTTGCATGGGGATTTGTTGAAAAGAGAATGAAAAAAGCGGATGAGGCGGATATTGCTTTAAGAAATGGCATAACTCTTTTAGGGGATAAAATGGCAATGGTTCGTAATTCTAGTATGGCTCAATTTGAAGCTGGATTAGATACTCAAACAGGATTAATGTCAATGGCTGCAAATGCAACCGAAAACGAATTAACAGCCGCCTTAGATAGGGCGCAAAAAATGTATGGTATTACTTCAGCCCAAATAGATACATTTATGGGTAAGGTTAACCAGTTCAAGGCAATGACTGGGGATAAAAAGAACTTAGGTATAGCAGATAGAACAACAACTGATTTAGAGGCTTCTATAAAAGAATATAAAGATTTACAAGAGGGGCTTACTGGAAACAGTAATGACATGAAAAAAAGGCGTGATTACCAAAAGGAAATAGCTAAATTAGAAAAGGAAATAGGAAGGCGTGAGGGTTCAACAAAAGGAGCAGGGGCAAAGTCTTTAGGAAGCGAAGGAACAACAGTTTCTAGCCGTGCGCCTCAATACTACACTATCACAATAGATCAATTAGTAGGAACTATAAACACTAAAAAAGAGGTGTTTAATGAAAGTGATTTTGAAACAAAAAGAAAGGTAACTGAAGTTTTAGTAGGTGCTTTAAACGATACTCAACTAATAGCAGCAAATAAATAATGGCACTATTCGTATTAACATCCGGCATATTACAGGCTAATAACAGGCCGTTTCAAAAGCCAGCCCAAACCTTTGAGCAAGATAATGGCAAAAGTTATTTAGGCACTCCAGTATATTCTTATATTGAATTTCCTGAAGGTTCTTATGAAACATTAAGCGGTGAAAGAATAGATTTTGACGGTGTAAGGATTAACGAAGTTCTTATGGAAGTGTCAATGACTAAGAATATAGTTACAACGGCTATACAAGGCCGCAACGGTACTATAAAAGAGTATGTAAGTGATGGTGACTATAATATAAGCATAACAGGTAAGTTAGTAAATGAACAAAACGCATTTCCTGAGTTGGCATTGAACGCATTAAAAGAGATTTGCAAAGTACCCGATACTTTAGTTGTTAATTCACCTTTTTTGCAGTATTTTGACATAACCGCTTGTGTTATTTTAGATTATAGATTTATTGAGGTTGAAGGGTTTAGGAATGTAGTGGATTTTTCGATTAACATTTTATCCGATACACCCCCAATAAAATTGATAGGCGAGTTTACAACAAGCATAGGAGAATTGAACGTAAATCAATAATGTTAAGGTTATTTACACATATTAAAATAGGTGGTTACGAATTTGATTATAACGTAAGTGTTAACGTATCGAGTTCATACGATCAATTTACTGATACTGCTAGGATAGTAATTCCTAGTAAGTTTAGGGATGTAAATAAAACCATGATTAATAATAACGGGGTATTTAAGAGGGGGGACGCTGTGGAAATAAAGTTAGGATATTACCCTAATTTAACCACTGTATTTACCGGGTATGTAAATAAAGTTATCCCTAATAGCCCTATGGTTATTGAATGTGAAGATGAAAGCTGGAAACTAAAGCAAATAAACATACCTAACTTTTACCAAAAGGATTGCACTTTAAGGCAGTTAATTACCCACTTGATAGGCAGTAGCGGTATTGAGTTCGATTGTATAGACACAAATATAGGCACTTTTAGAATAAGCAATAAAGACTATGT